CGCGGATAGTTTCCCAAATTTAGTTTACCATGTCTTTTGTTCTACTCGATCAGCTCACCGGTCCTTTGGCCAACGTTCAAGCCAATTTCAAAACGCTTCATAAAAGCGTTAAATATGGAATTAAGGCAGACGTTGACCTAAGCCTTACTGGTGAGTTTACTCATCAATTCAATCGGCGTGGTGCCCTCTTTTCCAACATGTTGAGTCCTTTTGGAATCCTTAAGGCTCACATGGTTGAAGATGTGGCTAACTTTTCAGGAACCAATGTGAGGTTTATCAATGACGATGGTCGTATCGACGAAAAGTGCATCTTCGATGCTCTTAAGCTTAACAGCTATTTCCGTACGAACACGATCGCCGCTATTTCTCCTCTCATTGCTACGCTTGGAAGTGAGAACCACGTTTCGGTTCTTATTAACATGCTCCGCGTGTCACGCATCTTGAAGTCTAAGCCTGCCGATTTTGAAGTGAAGCCTACTGATCTCTTCTATGACGATGGACATCTTAACATCAGTTATGGAAATTTCCTTAAGCGTAGTTTCGAACCTTGGACCGGCCTCAACTTCAACCTTTCTTTCATCATTGTGCGATATGACGAAAACGAATCTATCCACCCTGACTTTTACTGTCCTAACCTTGAAAACTTGACCACACGTGAATTTAACATCTTCTGTACTCTTATCGGCGAAATTGAATGTTCTTACCCTTTGCGTATCGCTTTCGGCTCTCAGACACTCGTTAACACTTTGTACTTGCCTGCCACTACCAAACATGGCGTTAATTATGAACTCGTAAACAACATGACTGATGTCGAAGTCGATATTGTTATGCGTAAGTACATTTTTGCTAACAGGGTATCTAGTGATTTTGACTTGGCTTATCTAACTGTTGTTAACGCTATGTTTGCTCCTTTGCCTCGTAGCGCTGAAGCACACGGTTGGATTTCTCCCCTCGGTCATATTTATTTGCCTAAGGTCTCAAGTGTTCGCGGTTTTATGGGTCAGCTCACACAGGGTTCGCCTTACGAACCTCATCCTGACAGGGCATTGACCTGGGCTGGTTACGCTAACCAGCCCGACCGTATGTTGATCCATGCAATTGCTGCATGTGAGGCTTTCTACACTGGTTTGTTTGAAATCCTGACTAGCAATCCTTATGGTGTCGAACATTCATTGTACCAACTTGGAATAACAAGTTTTGAAACTTCGACTCCTTACAAACTATTTTGTGAGGCAACATCTTACAGATTTGGAAAACCATTTGAGTTGCTTTGGGATACTCACGCTGGTGTTGACTGTTATTCACACCTTCTAGCCACTACCCCGTTATCCAATGACGTCATTGCTGAAGTCGTTGACAACGTAATTGATGGTTACGAAGTGTATGAAACACACCACGGCGGAGAAAGTACCAAACATCTTGTGTGCCGTGAACTGAAGCCGGCTCTTTTCCCCATTCTCTCAATGGGTATTAATGATGACCGTTACTTCAATAATTCGCTTGAATACACAACTACGTTGCACCTTAACACTTTGACTGCCGAACTTACGACTGTGTCGTCCGACGATGCTAACAAAGCAATGTCTCTTTTCAGACTGGGAGGAATGAATGCTACGCTATTTGATAGCGCAACTGGACGTGCTTCACGTAACTGGGCTGCCAATTCGAATGGCCAAGTAGTGCCAGTTCTGCCACCTGGTAGAGTTGGTGCTTCAACCTACAGATTCCCTATCCGTTATATCAATGCACGAAAGAACAACTGGATGACGTTGCCAAACATCATAGACAAACTTACTATGTCTGCGAAAATCAACGTCAAGGGCTATGTTATTATTAACAATGGAAAATATGTTAGTGGTTACATGCCAAGGTACCGTACCATTACGGTTTACCCTAAGCCCTTGGCGTCTGATAAGATGACAGCACTGCCAATGAAAACAGACCCTACTGCTTTGAAATACAGGTTCCAGGGTTTTTCACTGGCTGTGAGTCAACCAAGAGCACCAGTTGTCCTTTCACAATCATTGCCTATGGACATCACAGACTTGCAGCAAGCAGAAGCTCTTGCCGAGGAGGATGGCGAACTGGAGGAAGTATAAGATCTGATCAACATGATAGGTCTAAATACCATAACCCAGTTCCCATGTACCTAGATGAGAACTTGGCTAACTCGTTGCCTGAAAATTGTAAATATATTCTAATGTTTGTTTCTAATGATGATTGTCCAACACACAACGTTGATTATCCTTTTGTGCTACCTATTACAGACGAAAAAGTATGGGGCTTACGCATTAGGAGGCGCAATATTGTGTGTTGGTATGTAAATACTAAGTCAATTTCTAACTACACACCGTCAACTATGCCGATTGCCGGAGGTATGATTTCTGGAAACTTACGTTCCGGTATCACTTTCGAAAACCATCAAGATTTTTACAGCTTTGTACCTAATGTTGATGTCAAAAGGCCTATTGTTGATCCTCAATTGCTGTTCGATTTCGCATCCGACCTACCTAAAACAAAAATAACACAATTCCACCACTTACATGTTAATAAATATGAATTAAAAGCTTGTTACGAAAAGTTTTTGGAAGATGGCAGTCCACAACACAGATTAGCCGTCAATGAAGTTATTTATGCGTTATTCCTTTGTTATGAAACTCATGGCCTTGACAACAGAGTGTCATTTATCACGCACGTGATGTATGCACTCGTTGCGCCAGTCTTTGCAGTTTATCATTTGCTTTGGATGTTGCGTGTAACTAATAACTACCAAGAATATATGGACATGCTTAAAAGTGAGAGCGGAGCGGCAAAACAAAGTCAAACAGTATTTCGCAACGATCTTGCTGTGCTTTATGAGCTACAAGTACTGTTCAACAGAGTGAGTGCAGAAGTTGACTGGGAAAAAGAAAAACAAAACCGAGTCGAATCAAATACAGTGCCTATTCCTGCAGAGGTGGTATATCAAAACGCAACCTGGATTTTTAAATCAGGGTTGAGTGAAGGTAGAAAGCCGATGAACATGAAATGGAAAGACTATTGGAACACTCGGTGGTCTTCAATGCCTAATGGCTCTATTGTCAGTCAATATGATGCCGATTTGGCTGTTAAGTCATATCTACCAAGAGAGGCAAAACTAAAATCTTGTTGGTTTGCATGCATGAACGATGGCGATCATTCTTATTGGCATTCACGCCACCCTGAAATTTACGCTACAACTAGCACCAAATATGAATGGGGTAAAGTGCGTGCTTTATACGGATGTGACGTAACTTCTTTCTTACATGCTGACTTTGCTATGACAAATTGTGAAGACACATTACCATCTTGCTTTCCAGTTGGCAAGTTTGCAACTGACTCAATCGTGAAGGCAAGTGTTCACAAATTCAAGGACACAGTGCCTGTGTGCTTTGACTATGATGACTTCAACAGTCAACATTCAATTGCAAGCATGCAGGCAGTTATGAGGGCCTGGATTGATTGCTACACGCCATATCTTAGCAAGGAGCAATTACAATCAGCAGAATGGACTCATGATAGTCTTGAATGTATGAGCGTTAATTTCAACGCTCTAGGTGAAACAGTAGCGATTAATGGTACATTGATGAGCGGCTGGCGATTGACTTCTTACATGAACACAGTTCTAAATAGAGTCTATCTTATGCATGCTAATTTGGACAACCTTATGGTATATTCTCTGCACAACGGAGATGACATGTATGGTGGTGCGCCAGATCTTAGTAAAGCAGTCCAGCTTATCAAGAATGCAAAAGAAATCGGCATCCGTGCCCAAGTTAGCAAAACAAACTTGGGTACAATAGGAGAATTTCTCCGTGTAGACACAAGAGCATCTGACTCTAAGATGTCACAATATCTTGCTCGCGCAGTATCCACACTTGTACATGGACGCGTAGAGACAGGGTCGCCATTTGATTTGGCTTCATATCTTCAAGCTTCGTTCACACGAGTTGAAGAAGTAAGATCAAGAGGTGGTTCTGATTCAGTGCTTGACGCATTAATGGATCAATTCAAAAGGTTTTCTTCTGAACTTTTCAAAGTTGATCCTGCTATTGTTGATTGCATTCTCAACACGCATCCTGTTCAAGGAGGGATTAACAAAGATGCACCAATCCGCGAGAAGAACATCAAACGTTTAACACGTGTTAACCGTGATGATAGCTATTACTTCCAGAAATATTCTTTCCTCGAGTCAGGCATTAACTCCTACATCACTGCAGTGAAGGAGAAGCTTAATCTTCGAGAAACGGAACTGGACCGTAAGCAGTTGTTGTTAAAGGCATACACGTCTCTAGAGCGTGACCTCATCAGGTACGAGACCGGATTCGAAACTGATGTGCGTATCGCCATTTATAGAGGTTTGTACGGTGCATGGAAAGGATCAGGCTATGAAGCGCCAGTAGCTAAAGCCAGATCCATGGGTCTAATAGTGGCCAAACAGCTGAGAACTTTGAATAGTACACCGGCTGAGTTGATCAAGAACGCGAAAGACCCAATCAAATTCATGTCCGTCATCTTTTAATGGCATACGTAAATTATTAGTGTTATTAAG